ACAAGCTCTTTAGGGATTATAGCCAGAGAATATGAGGTTTCTCAGCTTGTGCAACTGCTCCAGACGATGGGAACGGACTCTCCATTATATCCGGTTCTTATCCAATCGATTATAGATAATATGAACATCTCTAATCGTGAGCAGCTTGTTCAGGTTATTGCACAGGCATCTCAGCCAAATCCACAGGCTCAGGAGGCAGCACAAGCACAACTTCAGTCTCAATTACAGTTTCAAGGCGCACAAAGCGCAGCCCTTGCCGGTCAAGCAGTTGAGTCACAGGCTAGAGCTAAGAAGATTGAAGCAGAAACCAAAGCTATACCCGTTGAACTTGAAATCGATCAAATCAATGCTGCTACTAAAAATCTTGCTGTTGGAGACGCTGATGACAAAGAGTTTGAGCGTCGCATGAACATAACCGATAGATTGTTGAGAGAAAAACAACTTAATCTACAGGAAGCGGCTCAAACCCCACGGGTTCCGCCACAGCCAGAGGCACAACCTAACTAATGGAAGAAAATGATTATGAAATCTTCCAAGAGATGTTTCTGACTGAGGGTTGGAAAAAAGTAATAGAAGATTTGGAAGAATTAAGAAAGATTAACAACGATGTGCAATCAACGCATACTCTTGAAATGTTGTATAAAAATAAAGGAAAATTAGAAATTATAGATATTTTGCTTAGTCTTGAGACTACAGCAGAAATGGCAAAAACCGAACAGGGTAGCAATCTGAACTGGTGGTCTGATGTTAGTTCGTGACTTCGAGTGCGATGACGGCCACATTTTTGAAAAATTTGTTTCACATGGAACAAATGTTTTAGATTGTCCTGTATGCGGTAAAATTGCAAAAAGGATCGTTTCTGCTCCGATCTTTCATCTTGACGGATGTAGTGGGCATTTTCCTACAGCATCTGAAAAGTGGGTAAAGAAAAGAGAAGAAAAGATAGCATTAGAACGTAAGGCAGCCGAGTAAACGTCCTGCGGGTTAGAGAACCCAAAGGGTAGCTGATACAAGGTCTTAGGAGTTTAATGATGGCTAAAATTATAGATCCGGTTAAGGTAGATGAGGAAGTCAATGCTTCTGTCTCTGAAGAACCACAGGTTCAAGAAGAGGTAGCAGAGGTTCCAGAGCAATATCGTGACAAGTCTCCTGCTGAACTCATCAAGATGCACCAAGAATTGGAAACAAAACTTGGCAATCAAGGTAATGAGTTGGGAGAGCTACGCGGCGCGAAGCAAGAGGTTACGGAGCTTAGGAAGGTAGTTGATGACTTTATTCTTAATCAATCCAGTAATGATAAAGCCAAGGAGCCTGCCGAAGAGGTAGATTTCTTTGCAGATCCTGATAAAGCTGTTGAAGAGAAGATTGCTAATCATCCCCTCATAAAAGAGGCCCAGCAAACCTCACTTCAGATACAACAAAATCAGGCAAAGCAAGATTTACTGGAAAAGCATCCAGATGTTGCTGAGATTGTCCAAGACCAAGAGTTTGTAAACTGGGTTAAGGGTAGTCCGATCAGAACAGAGTTGTTAACTAGAGCAGATCAACAGTTTGATTCGGCTGCGGCTGACGAATTGTTTTCTAACTGGAAGCAACTTAAATCAGTGTCTAATAACACTGATAGTACTGAAAAGAATGTCAGAAAAGAAACTTTGAAAAAGGTATCTACTGGCGGAGCAACTGGAAGCACTGAAACACCTGGTAAAAAGATCTATCGAAGGGCAGATATTATTGAACTTATGAAAACTGACCCTAAACGATATCGAAGCATGGAGCCAGAGTTAAGGAAAGCCTATGCGGAGAATCGTGTCAGATAAGGTGACTTAGATGGCTAATGAAACTTCAGGTGCTTATTTTACGGCTAATGCTGCTGTAGATAAGACTGCTGCTGGTACGTTTATTCCTGAAATATGGAGTGACGAAGTAATCGCTGCATACGAGAAGAACCTTAAAATGGCTCCTCTTGTAAAAGTTTTGAACTTTTCAGGTTCAAAGGGCGATGTAATTCACGTTCCCAAACCCACTCGCGGAAGTGCTAATGCAAAAGCAGAAGCCACTGCGGTGACAATCCAAGCAAGCCTTGAGACCGAATTGCAGGTTACTATTAACAGGCATTTTGAGTATTCGCGGCTTATCGAGGATATTGTAGAAGTACAGGCTCAAGCTAGTTTGCGAGCTTTCTACACTGAAGATGCTGGTTATGCACTTGCAAAGCAGGTTGATGACGATCTGTTTCGTGCAGGTACAGGCTTTGGCACAAGCACATTAGATATGACTGTCGTTATTGATGGCTCTACCGCTGCTGGTACAGCTTTTGAGAACGCCAACTCATTCTTTGTTGATGCGTCCAATGGTCTAACCGCATACACCGACGATACTGTCGTAGCAGCAGATGTCTTTACAGACGCGGGATTCCGCGCTCTGATTAAGAAGATGGATGATAATGACGTTCCTATGACGGATCGTTCGTTTATTATTCCACCTACTTTGCGATCTGCGATTATGGGTATTGATCGTTATGTGAGTGCAGACTTTACCTCACCTCAGACTACTCAAAGTGGTTTGATTGGTCAGCTATATGGTATCGATATTTATGTATCATCTAACTGCCCAGTTATTGAGGATGCAGGTAGCAATAGTTCTGGCACAGCAGATGTTCGTGGTGCATACCTTATTCACAAGGATGCAATCATGCTTGCCGAGCAGATGGCTGTAAGGTCACAGACTCAGTACAAGCAAGAGCATTTGTCAACGCTCTACACCGCAGATACTCTGTATGGTGTACAAGCCTATCGTCCAGAAGCAGGATTTATCCTCTGCGTTCCAGACGTATAAGATGAGGCATAGAGGGGGGCTTTGCCCCCTTCTTTCATCTCATGGCTAAAGATCCTAAGCTCAAGAAAGCTGGAGTCTCTGCTTATAACAAAGCGAAGAGGACTCCCAATCACCCCACTAAAAGTCATGTTGTTGTTGCCAAGAAAGGCGATAAGACCAAGTTGATAAGATTTGGTCAGCAGGGCGTAACAGGTGCGGGTAAAAATCCCAAGTCTGAAAAAGACAAAAAACGCAGAAAGTCTTATTACAAAAGACATAATGCACAAGATCCCAATCCAGATTTTTTCAGTGCGAGATATTGGTCGCATAAAGTCAAATGGTGATGTAAATGGCAGTACGAATTAAAGTAAGGCGAGAAACTGGTGGTTCTGGTGATACACCCACAACGTCTGACATTGAAGCCTATGAAATCGCTCAAAATACTGCTGATAAAAGATTATTTGGCAGAGATGGCAGTAATAATATATTTGAGTTTGGAACTAACCCAACCTCAATTGCAACTGGAGCAATTACCGCTACTGGCACTGTAACTGCTAATTCAAATTTAAGCAGCTCAAATGCTGTACTAACAGGCGGTACAGTCAATGGCATGGTCATTGGTGGCTCGTCTGCTGCTGCTATTACTGGCACAGTTATTACTGCATCAACTAATTTTGCAGGCAACATAACTGGAAATGTTACTGGAAATGTTACGGGAAATGTTACAGGTAATATTACTGGTGATGTGACAGGTAATCTTTCAGCTTCAAGCGGTACAACTACTGTTAACAACTTGGTGGTAAATGGAACAGTAGATTTTACAGACACTGTTTTAACTAACCTAGCAGCCCCGTCTTCTGATACTGACGCTGCCACTAAGGGCTATGTCGATACACAAGTAACAAACTTAGTTGGTGGTGCGCCTGCTGCGCTAGATACATTGAATGAGTTAGCGGCTGCTCTAAATGATGATGCGGCTTTCAACACCACGATTACAAACTCTATAGCAACCAAACTTCCTTTAGCGGGTGGCACAATGTCTGGTGCTATTGCTATGGGGAGCAACAAAATTACGGGTCTTACAAACGGGTCTGCATCTGGTGATGCCGTAAACAAAGGCCAGTTAGATACTATGCTGCCTCTTGCTGGCGGAACCATGACAGGCAATATTGTTATGGGCAGCAATGTAGTTACAAGCAGTTCTAATCCTACTGATGATACTCATTTGGCTCGTAAAGCCTATGTAGACTCAATACTTGGTAGTGCTACATCTGCGGCAACGAGTGCTTCAACAGCAACTACAAAAGCCTCAGAAGCAGCTACGTCTGCCTCAAATGCGGCAACTAGTGCTACCTCAGCGGCTTCATCTGCAACTTCTGCTGCTGCAAGTTTTGATTCATTCGATGATCGTTACTTAGGAGCCAAAAGTTCTAATCCTAGCACTGATAATGATGGAGACTCTCTGCTTACGGGAGCTTTGTATTTTAACACTACTTCTAATGAGCTTAGAGTTTACACAGGTTCTGCTTGGTCACAAGCTGCATTTACCAGTAGTGGATTGAGCGACATTGTTGCGGATACCACACCTCAACTAGGTGGTAGCCTAGATGTAAATGGTCAAGATATTGTAAGTGTTTCCAACGGAAATATATTACTAACCCCTAATGGTTCTGGAGTTGTAAGAGTTGATGGATCAAACGGCATCGACATGGAGTCAGGTGCTATAAGTATCAAAAACTCTGGCACTCAATCTTATGTAAGGTTTTATTGTGAGTCTAGCAACGCGCACTATGCTCAGTTGCAAGCTCCAGCGCATTCTGCGTTTTCTGGTAATGTTACTGTTACCTTACCAGCAACGACTGATACATTAGTTGGCAGAACAACAACAGATACCTTAACAAATAAAACCCTTACATCTCCTGACATTAATACCCCAGACATTGATGGTGGAACTATTGATAATGCTGTTATTGGAGGTTCAACAGCAGCCGCTGGTTCTTTTACAACACTTTCTGCTTCAAGCACATTCACTCTTGGCGGAGTTGCGATCACATCTACTGCTGCTGAATTAAATGTATTAGATGGCATACCTGGTACGCTTACAGCGACTGAATTAGGGTATGTTGATGGAGTTACTTCAAGTATACAAACACAATTAAACGCTAAACTTGATGAGCCAGTGCTTAAGAGTGGCAACTACACCGCATCAAGTGGTGATTATGTAGTGGTAACTGCTGGCAGTATAACCATTACATTGCCTGCATCTCCTAGTGCGGGTGATTATGTAACGATCAAAGATGGCACTGGTGCTGCGGCTACTACTAATTTTACTGTTGCTAGAAATGGTTCAAATATAGCTTCAAGCGCAGCAGACCTTACCTTCGATAAAAACTTTGCAAAAATTGTTATGACCTATATTAATTCAACTATAGGTTGGACTGTCTAAGTGAGTAATTTATCGGAGTTATTACCCTCCGGTGGAGGGCAGA